AAGGATCTAAAGTCGTAGAGCTTACAAAAGCTGATATGATGGAAGAAGAGACTGAAACACTTGACGGTGGTAAAGTACTTGAAGAAGTTGAGATGGCAGAGGTTAAAACCCCTGATGTAGTAGAGCAATTCCCTGTAATAGTACAGAGAGGTGCTGAATACGAAAAACCAATGGCCCAGCAAATGGAATCTGAAGAAGGCGTAATGACTGAAAAGTCAATCGTTGAAGCAGTAGCTAAAGCAGTAGCCGAGGAACTCGTAGACATGAAAAAAGAAATGGCAAAAATGAAGGAGAAGATGGAGAAAATGTCCGCCGAACCTGCAGCCGAAAAAACACTTCCATCAACCAAGAAATTTGGTTTGGAAGTAAACGTAATGAACCCAGTACAAGCTGATCGTTACGAAATGATGAAAAATATTATCAAAACCAAAAAATCTAAATAAACATGAGCTTAAATGTAACTGCATTAGCCGACTTTAACAACCAGGTTGCTGGTGAGTTAGTCTTGAAAATGGTTTATGGAGGTAGCACTATCGAGTACGTTACAGTACAAGAGGGTATTAAATTCCAAGAGCCAATCAATTTGTTTGAGGTAAGCTTAGTAATGAACAATAGCGCGTGTGTATCTACACCTTCTGGTTCTGCTACCTTTACTCAACGCACCATCGAGGTTTGCCCTCGTACCTCTTTCGACGCACTTTGCTTGAAAGATCTTGACAAAAAGTACCTAGGTATTTCATCTTTGGACCGTGGTTCATACAATGAGACTTGGGCACTTGCAAACGCTTACTCTGAGCTATTGGTTAACCAATTCCAGAAAGCAAACGACCAATTCCTTTGGAGACAAGTATCTGGTTCAGCTTCTACCTTTGGTGGTACTTGCGCTGTATCAGGTCTTAACGTAATCATCTCAAGTTCAACTACAGGTGTTATTCCATTGTCAGGCGCTGCTGCTTTGACTTCTACCAACGCACTTGCTCAGATGGACGCTATGATCGCTACTTCTTCTGCTGACGTTGCTGACCGTGATGACTTAACGTTCTTCATGAGTGTTACTGGTTTCCGTAACTACGTTGCTGCCTTAAGAGGTGCTAACAACTTCTATTTCGATCCTTCTTCAATCACTAACCGTGGTGGTTTGTACGAGATGGCTTATCCTTTCCAACCAAACATTAAGGTTGTTGGAACAGTAGGTCTACAAGGTTCAAATCGTGTAGTACTAGGACCAGCTAAGCAAATCGTTGTAGGTACTGACTTGTTATCCGACTTTTCAGAATTTCAACTCTGGTACGATATCAACACAGATACTTTGAGGCACCGCATTTCCACCAAACTAGGTGTAAATATTGCATACCCGGAGTTTTGGGTTTCAAATGATCTTGCCTAAATCAATCAGTTTGAGGGGGGTTGAAACATACCCCCTAAAAACACTCATTAACATAACAAAAACCAAATAATATGTCTTGTTCAATTACATCAGGATTTACTTTAGGATGCCGCGACAATGTCGGAAGTATCAAGCAAATCTACATTCTATCTGGTTCTGTTACTGGCGTCACTGACGCAAGTGAAGGATTGATTAGCGGAATTACCGGTAGTGGTAGCTTCTATACATTTGAACTATTCCGTGAGACATCAGATTACGCTGAAACCGTAACTGTAGCTCCTGAGAATGGAACAGTAGTATATGAAGGTACTGTAAACGCTGTATTCTTTAAAATGCAGACTGCTACTCGTAACCAAATTAAAGTATTAGCTCAAAATCCGAACATTAAAATGATCGTTGAAACTAATAACGTAGGTAATACCTCACAATACGTTTACGTAGGTGAAGAGTATGGCGCACAGTTATTAACTTCAGCAGGAGGAACTGGAACCTTATTTGGTGACAGAAACGGCTACACTCTAACCTTCACAAGTAGAGAACCAAATCCAGCTAGCTTTATTTCAGCCTCTAACGAGACTCAATTGTTAGCTCGTCTTTCAGGAATCACAATTTCCTAAGAATAAACAACTAAGAAGGGGTTATGCTTACGCGTAACCCCTATCTTGGTATTTACAATCCTATATGTTTCAGTTAAGTAAAGCACAAGCAGTAAATACAATAGCATTCTACCCCAATGAATTAACTACGGGTAGTGTTGTGATTTTAGAATTTACTCAATCATATAGTAACACTGTTACGGGTAGTTTTAGTGCTAGTGTAATTTCAAATCCTATCAATACTCCTTGGATTGTTGCTCAATTTAGCGGTTCATTACTTCCAAGTGCTTCAGGTCAATATGATTTTAGAATCTTTGATATTGCTTATACAGGTACACCGATTTGGAATTTAACAAACACACAGTGGCAATTAAATAATGAAACTTGGGATTATCCTGGTGTGCTAGTAGCTGGCGATCTAATATCAACTGATAGAGCAATTATATCAGGAAGCGACGTTACACCTATCACCGAGTATTTATCACCGAACGAGAATGCACGTTACAAAGTCTATCTAGGATAATATGGAAAAACAATTTAAATTTCAGACACTAAATAAGGTAGAATCCGACCGACAATTCCCTACAGAGAAATCTATGAAGGGATTTGTTCAATATGGTATCTACAACGATTTTCCAGAATATCTTATTTACTTGTTTAATAATTCAGCTATCAACAATACAGCAATTCACGCAACAGTGGACGCTATTGTTGGTGAGGGTTTGGTTTGCGACCAAACTAATTTGCTAGATGAAGCAAACAGCGAAGGAGAAAGCTGGAATGATATATTCAAAAAGATATCCCTTGATTACAAATTATATGGTGGTTTCACTCTTGAGGTAATATGGTCAAAAGACCGTTCAAGAATCGCTGAAATTTACCATATTGATTTTTCGTGGCTACGCGCTAAGGAAAAAAATGAGCGCGGCAAAATACCAGGATATTACATCAGCGATGAATGGGCTGAAAAATATAGATTTGGTGGAACTGGTGGATTATATAACAGTGCTGCCTCAACAGGTATGTTACCTGATTTACCATTTTTACCAGTATTTAATCCTAAAAAGAAAAACGAGGAACCAAAACAATTATTTGTTTATAATCCTTATCGTCCTGGTCAACGTTACTATCCACTTCCAGATTATGTAGGTGCACTACGAGTAATCGATTTAGACTCAGAGGTAGATAATTTTCATATCTCAAACATAAAGAATGGTTTAGCACCATCTTTAGCAATCACTACTTTCACTAACGCTGATCCAGATCAACGTAATGAAATTGAATCAATGTTGCGTTTGCAATATCAAGGTTCAGGAAACGCAGGGCAATTAATGTATATGGATGTTGATTCTCCAGAAAATGCTCCTGTAATTACCCCCATCAATGGTAATGGTTCAGACGACTATTACATTGCCATTAACGATATGGTAAGAGAAAAAATATTAACAGCACACAGAATTACCTCACCAGAGATTTTTGGTATTATGACTCCAGGTAAATTAGGAGGTAAAGACGAGGTAACAGATGCTTATTTATTGTTTTTAAACACCGTAATTCGTCCTTATCAACAAATACTATTGTCTGAAATAGAGAATTTCCTACATCTAATGTATCCTACCGCTGGTGAATTTTCAGTTGGTGTTCAACAATTAAGACTATTTAGCGATGGTGAAACAGAAGTTGACGTAATAACCTCAGTAGAATCAGAAGCAGGTGAAGATAAAGTACTTGAAGCAGAAATTGAGGCAACAGACCAACAAGCGGAAAACGAAGCAACAGCAATAATTTAATAAAATGACTACAACTCTAATTATATCAGAAGAAAAGTTACGTGAATTTACTGACATCAATGATAACTTAGATTCTAAGTTGTTAATGAATGCTGTTCGTGAAGCACAAGACATTTATCTCCAACGCCTAACGGGCACTTCACTCTATGAAAGAATATTAGCCGATATTGTTGCTAATACTTTAACCGGAGAATACAAAAAATTAGTTGATGATTTCGTTCAACCATTTTTAATTTATGCTTCTTATTGGGAATCATTAGATGCAATTTATATGCGGGTTAGAAACAATGGTTTATTAATCCCTACTGGTGGAGAAAATAGCGTAAATGCTGATAGAAGTATGTACGATGCTAAACGACAGGCTGTAAACAATAAAATGCAGTACTATAGTGATCGTTTAACAAACTATTTAATTCAAGAGGAAGGAGCATTCCCTGAATTAAACAATAATGGACCATATTGGAAACAATCACCTGACTTTGGTCCAGGCTACAAATCACCAGTCGTATTTAACAGAACAACAAGAGCATATCACCTATCAGGAGCATTGGCTGCCGGATTAAGATTAGGTGATTCACGCTATCCTTATATGATTTATGGTAGTGATGTTTTTTATCGTGGACCTAGACCTTGCTAATATAAAATAATATGGGACAAAATTTAACAGGACAAACAATTGCCTCAACATATGAGGATTTAGTACAAATCTCAGGTAGTATTTTAACCGATGGTTTAGGTAATAATATAAATAACCTTACAATTACCTCATCATTTGCTACTACAGCAAGTTATGCTGCGAATGCTGCAGGAGTTCCTAATGCTTTATTTACCGCGTCTTTTAGCAATCCAAATTTAGTATTCACTAAAGGCGATGCCTCAACATTTAACGTTAATTTATCCGCGTTAGCTAACGGAACTTCCGGCACATCAGGTATAAGTGGTACAAACGGTTCTTCAGGTACAGCAGGTTCGTCCGGTACTTCAGGTGTAGTATTATCATTAGCAGCAAAAAATATTGAAATTTCAGGTAGTGATTTTATTTATGCTTATTTAGGTGGTAATTATGGAATTTCAAGCTCATATGCTGATATAACATTTACTCAACCATTTGCCTCAACAGATTATAGTATCGATTTTCAATATAATGTGGACCCAGGAACTGATTTAGAATATGATTTATCTACTGCTGGAGCTACTAGTATAGTATTTACAAATAAAACTGCAAGTGGTTTTAGATTGTGGTTTGCAGGATCAAATGTACCATCTATATACCCTAACCTAAAAGGATACGTTCAAGCAATCGCATTAGGAGAAAATTCACAAGACGGAACTAGCGGTACTTCAGGATTAACTGGTACTTCAGGTACAAGCGGACAAGACGGAACATTTTTTGGTTCTTCAGGAACTAGTGGTTCCTCAGGTTCAAGTGGTACTTCTGGTATAAATGGTTCATCTGGTACTTCAGGTATAAATGGTTCTTCAGGTACTTCAGGTGTAGTATTAGCTTTAGCTGCTCGTAACCTTTTCTATACAGGAAGTGATTTTGTTTATGATTTTTCTACTTCAGGTAATTCTTCAGGTTCGTATGTTGATGTGTCATTTGCTTTACCTTTTGCTTCTACTGATTATAGTATAGATGTACAATACAATACTAGACCATTTATTTCTTCAGGTCGTTGGTATGACTTAACAGGACAACACGATTTTATATTTGAAAATAAAACCGCAAGTGGTTTTACATTATGGATTTTGGGAATTGACATTCCTACAGCTCGTCCAAGTGCTCAAGTTTATGTTCAAGCTATTTCTTTAGGAGAAAATTCACAAGACGGAACTAGTGGTACTTCTGGTTTTACAGGAACTTCTGGTACAAGTGGTCAAGATGGTACATTCTTTGGTTCATCCGGAACTAGCGGAAGCTCAGGTTCAAGCGGAACTTCAGGCTCAAACGGAACTTCAGGTACAAACGGCTCATCTGGTACTTCTGGTACATCAGGTTCTTCTGGTACTTCAGGTGCAGTAGGTGCAACCGGTACTTCTGGTACAAGTGGTCAAGATGGAACTAATTTTGGAACTTCTGGTACTTCAGGAATTAATGGCTCAAGTGGTACTTCAGGTGTTTCGCTTACAGGAACTATAGATGTTGAATACACAGGTAGTTCTTTAGGAGCATTTGGTACAATTAATTTTACAGGCTCAGGCGTTGTAGTAACAGATGTATCAGGAACAGCCTCAATTAACATTACTGGTGGAGGTGGAGGTGCAGGATTCCCATATACTGGATCAGCTGAAATTACAGGTTCATTAATTCTAACAGGTTCATTCTCTCAAAATCAAGGAGATATAACATTTACACAAATTTCTGCTTCGCAAAATTATGCAAGCGATGCTGCGGCAGCTTCTGCAGGTGTACCTCTAGGAGGATTATACAGAAACGGTAATTTCATAATGATTAGAATACAGTAATATGTCTACACAATTCACAGGAAGTTTAAATATAACAGGATCTTTATTATTGAACAGTACTGCTGTAACCGCTAGTAAAAGCGGTACAGTAAATACTGGTTCAATTATGATTACAGGTTCTGTAAGTAGTAGTGTATTTACCTTTGAAAAAGGTGATGGTACTACTTTCTCCCTTGAATTAGCAGGAGGAGATGTAAATAATATTCAAACATTCACTACAACAGGAACGTGGGTTAAACCATCAGGCTCTACTCAAGTTATGGTACTTTTATGGGGTGCTGGAGGTGGAGGAGGTTCAGGTGGTATAGCTGATGGTCAGAATGGTACTCCAAATAATGGTGGTAGTGGCGGTGGTGGAGGCTGTATTTCAATGGCTCTTTATGATGCTGCTTCTTTACCTGATTCCGGATCTGTTTCTGTTGGTATTGGAGGTGCTGGAGGTGCTTTTGTAACACAAAGTGGTGGTGGCTCCCCGATAAATGGTAACCCTGGTGTTGATGGTACTAGTACTTATTTTTTATATGATGACTCTGATCCTTCTAATATTACCTATTATCAATTTGCTGCTAAAGGCAATGCAGGAAGTGGTGGAGTATATTTAGTTGCAGGAACTCCAGGAGCTGGTGGTTGTAATACTACTAATAATATAGTATATACTGTTACTAACCAAGGTAGAGGTGGTACTGGTGGTAGTACTTTAGCTGCTTCAGATTCTAGTAATGCTGGTTGGACCTCTCAAGGTGGAGGAGCTGGTGCTTCCGGTATAGCTGGAAATAATGGTGGTAGAGGTAATACACCTAAAGCTCTTTATTTCTTCTCAGGTTCACTTACATCCAATAGCGGTATAGGAGCTACAACCTCTAGTGCAGCTACTAATGGAGGAGATGGTACAACTGTTATTGGGGGAATATATGGTCTAGTCGCCTATGGAGGCGGCGGAGGCGGTGGTGGTGTTGCTTTTTTCCCTAATGGTGGTAATGGTGGTAACGGTGGTTTTCCTGGCGGCGGAGGTGGCGGAGGAGGAGTTGCTTATGGCACAGGTACCCCTAATATCTCTGGTGAAGGTGGAAACGGTGGAGATGGAGTTGCCGTAATAATATCATACTTTTAACATATGTTAGCACAATTTACAGGTAGTTTTAATATAACAGGATCTATACTACTAAATGGAGTCCCAGTAACCGCTAGCGGTAATATTATTTTTGACTCTAGTAGTTTTATGATTACTGGTTCGGCTGTAGGAAACACTTTAACTTTCACTAAAGGAGATAATTCTACCTTTGATATGGTATTTGAAAGTGGTAGTGGAGCAGCCGATACTAATATTCAAACTTTCCTTACTTCATCTACTTGGTATAAACCAGCTAACGCTAAAGTAATTAGAGTAGATCTAGTTGGTGGAGGTGGAGGTGCAGGTTCAGGCCGTAGAGGTGCTTCAGCAACAAATCGTTGTGGAGGTGGAGGCGGTGCAGCAGGAGCTTATGCTTTTGCTTATTTTAATGCTGATCAAATCCCTGCTACTATGTCTATTGTAGTAGGAACAGGTGGAGCAGGTGGAGCAGCTGTTACTGCCAATGATACTAATGGAAATAGTGGAGCTACAGGTAGTTTTACTTATTTTGGTGATTCTAGCTACGCTATTCTATATGCTAGAGGTGGGGCTTTTGGAAGTGGAGGAAGTACTGTTGGAAGTGGTGGAGTTATGACTCAAACTACTAGAATGTTTATGCCTACTCAATATCAAAACGGAGGTTCAGGAGCAGTAACAAATGGAAGTACAGCTAGTCCTCAACCAGGTTGGCCTAAAGGTGGTGGAGGTGGAGCCGGAATTCCTGTTGGAAATACAGTAGGAAATGGTGGTGTAGGTAATCCCCGAGTTACTAATTGGGCAGTATATCCTGGTTACACACCTAATTCAGGCAGTTCAGCTGGTGTTAGAGATGGAGGTAACGGTGATACTGTAAACTTTGTATATGGTAATGGTGGAGGCGGTGGTGCTTCTGCTTTAGCTGATGTTGGAGGAAACGGTGGAAATGGAGGTTTCCCAGGTGGTGGAGGAGGCGGAGGTTCTGCCTCTGAAAACGGTTTTAACTCAGGTGTTGGTGGAACAGGTGCAAATGGAGTAGCTGTAATAACAACTTATTTTTAAAATATATGGCTCAACAATTTACAGGGAGTTTACAAGTTACAGGATCAATTTTAATTGATGGAGTATCAGTTACAGCAAGTAATGCTGCATCAGTTAATACAGGTAGTTTTTTAACTAATGGAACAGTAACTAATTTTATTACAGGTTCATTTACTAAAGGAGATGGTTCAACATTTAATCTTATTCCTACTTTACCTACCTCGTCCGCAACTTCATCAGTTGATATACAAACATTTACTACATCTTCTACTTGGTACAAACCCGCTAATGCTAAATTAGTAATAGTAAATTTAGTAGGTGCTGGTGGTGGTGGAGGCTCTGCTCGTAGAGGAGCTGCTAGTACTTCAAGATATGGTGGAGCTGGTGGTGGCGGAGGTTACTTCGTTCAAATGCCTTATCCTGCTGCTTTATTACCTAGTCAATGTCCTGTAACAATTGGGTTAGGTGGAGCAGGTGGAGCAGCTGTTACTGCCAATGATACTAATGGTAATGCTGGTACTGCTGGTGGTTACACTATCTTTGGAGATACAAATAATGCTTATTTAGTAGCAGGTTCAGGTAGTGGTGGAGGTGGTGGTACAACAGCAACCCCTCAAGGTGGACAAACTGCATTTACAGATTATTTTTTTCCTGGAGGTTCTAATGGTGCAATAGGTGGATCGGGAGCTAGCGATGGACCTGATAATTTTACAGCAATACTTACTCCAAAAGGAGGAGGTGGTGGTGCTGGTTTAGCTACTTCTAATACTAACCGTGCTGGAGGAAATGGAAATGCTTTAAGTGCTACTGCTACCAATAATATGTGGGCAAGTAGTTCTTTAGCAAATAATGAAGGAACTGCTGGAGGAGGAAATGGTAGTAATGGTGCTATTGCTGTAATGCCTTGGGCTGGATTTGGTGGAGGCGGAGGTGGTTCAAATACCTCTGGAGTCGGTGGTAATGGAGGAAATGGTAGCTTCCCTGGTGGAGGCGGCGGAGGCGGAGGTGCTTCTGTTAACGGAAATAATTCAGGTGCTGGAGGTTCTGGTGCTAACGGATACGCTGAAATTTATACATTCTTCTGATATCATTTACAATATTCCCTAGGGCGCTACCTTAGGTGGGGAAACGAAAGTTTCCCCTTTTTTTTACTTAAACTTGCGTTTTTGACATTTACATTATATATTTATACGACGTATAACAATAAAACAATGTCATAATGAAACGTAACAAACACCCCTACGCCCATTTATTTAAAACTGATATTAGAGAATATCGTAGATTAGCTGCTATAGATTTTAGATTAAAACATCCTGAAAAGTTTAAAGCTAAGGATTCTAAAAAAATAATAAAACATAATATGTTTAAGGAATTACCTTCTGATGTAATCCCAGTAGATAATTTTCCAACGTATTATGCGCGACCAAATGGTGAAGTATGGCGTGATACTAGAGGTAAGGAATCAGCAATTAAAACCGGTAAAGAACGCGTTTTAAGGCTTACATCCACATACAATCCACATAACGGATATTGGTTAGTTCAACCCTATAAAGATAATAAAAAGAAAGCAATTCACCTTCACCGTTTTATTTTAACAGCATTTAAAGGTCCAGCACCTGAGGATAAGATGGAATGCCATCACATCAATCACGATACCTCAGATAATTCAATTGATAATTTAATGTGGGTTACCCGCCAACAAAATGTTGATTTTGTTCCTAAACACCATCGCACTGTATCTAAAAAAACATATGGTAATGGTAGAAAATTATCTGATACTAAATGGTCACATCTATATCCTTCAGTTAAAGAGTTATTAGATTCTGGAATTAGTTCAAATGATATTTCCGAAAGTTTAAATATACCTAAAGATACACTTCATTCAATTATACAAGCTATTAAAAGAAGAAACAATTAAATTTGGCATCCCTCGATTTTAGCATTACCTTATAATAGTTATTAACAGACGCACCGGCGTAGCACTTCTATAGAGATATAGTTGGATCAGGTCAATCAAATTTTAAATTACGCTTCAGTTTTGTATAAAGATTTGTTTCCTGAAGATATGGGGGTGGGGGGTGAAAATAAATACTTTGATTAAATAATGAATAAAGAGGAAGAAGATAAGATAATTAGAGAGAGGGAGAGATGGTTTCGAGATAATATGAAATGGTTACAACACGAGGTTAAACATAAGATATGTAAAACCTCAGGACCAATGAAAGATTATGCAGATGATTTACTTCAAGTTGCTACACTCCAGTTTCTAAATAAACCATTAGAGATACAATATCAGATGATTTCTGAAGAGAAAGCTGGGTGGTATATTTTAGTTACTTGTACTCGTCATATTCAATCTTCAACTTCTCCATTTTATAGTCAAGTAAGAAAATTTAAAATGTCAACACGTTCAGGTGCTTTACCTGAGATAAGTGATGAAGATGATCCAGGTGCAAATCCATTTGCTCAGTATGATTGGTATCAATGTTTCCTTCGTGAAATGGATACTATGAGTTTTTATTACCGTCAACTTTTAATTGACAAATATCAGGAATGTTTAACATTTGATGAAATCCAGAAAAAATACAATATAACCAAAAATTCCCTAGTTAACGATATTAAGAACGCTTTACAGTTTTTAAGATGTCGTTGCGATAATAACTGCATATGAACACTATCTACACACTCAGCATTATTTTAATAACGCTAATATTAAACACCTCAGTAACGTGGGCGATGCCGTTTATGAAAACTAAATGGCATGCGTTTATAGCGCGTACAAAACGCAAATT